ATGTCTCACGAGATTGTTTACTACGATTACATTCCTGATTATGGCGTTAATGCCTGCATTGATGGTGAATGGGATTTTTTCAGCTCGTTTAATGAGCTGGTCATTGCATGCTTAGAAACAATCGGGGATGACTTCGTTCTGGTATCTGTTGCACTGCCTTCTGGTTCATGGGTCGGTTATCAGGAGACTGTTTGCTAATGAAGCCGGTTCAGGAAACCATACGTCACGTCTTCATAGACCATCTTGCATTCACTTTCCCCATGAGTGAGCTGAAGAATCTTGAGACTTTCGACGGCGCTATTCAGTTCTGGCGTAAGTATGGTTCCATGCCGCGTCTGCGTGATTTTCTGCCCGGTCGTGATGCCTTCTTTCGTGATGTGGTTGATCCTGAGACTCGATGCTGGGTTCCTGATGATGCGGAGTCAGATAAAATTTGTAGCGGCATTTCTGGTGATAGAGCGTTTATTGAACAGCATATTGAACAATATAATCAGGCTGTTCAGGCTGCGTATTTGCATCGTCTTAAAATCTGGTTATCCAGTGCTTTTGGTTTGAGTATGGGACCGGAGCGGGATCGTGGTGGCTTTAATTATCGCTGTTCTGCGCCATTATTTTCTGACGATGGCGGTAATAATTTACATGGCTTTGTGTTCTGGGGTGGAAACAATAACACGGTATATATACAGATTTCCGGTCTGGGATGTGCTCATGTATTTAGTGGCACTGAGCCTCAGGATGTATTCAAATGGTTGAAACATCTCAATATTACGACACTTAAGCGTATTGATTTGGCTGTTGATGATTTCGATGGTGTTTTTACGTGTGACGCTGCTGTTCGCGATCATCGCTCTGGCGCGTTTTATAGTGGTAAGGGACCGCGTCCGGGTTTTTCGAACTCCTGTAAATGGGATGGTCGCGCAGTATTAAAGCAGGAGATGTACACGTTTGGTTCCCGGCAATCGCGTGTTTACTGGCGTATCTATAATAAAGCGCTTGAACAAAAAGTCAGTGGTACGTGGAATCGTTCTGAGGTCGAGCTTAAAGGGGTTCCTGTTGATGTACTGCTTGATATTGCCGGTTATTTTACGGGATTGTGTGATTATGCAGCACAAATCAATCCAGCTAAACCACGCAAGTTTAATCCTTATCGTCCTGATTTAGCGGACGAAAAAAAGGCAATTAATGCACTGGAACATAATGTTCACTGGTTACGTAAGCAGTGCTCTAAATCTGTTGCAAAGCTATTTCATCTTCTCGGTAATGATTACGAGGCGGTCTTTACTGCTATTGTCAGACATGAGGATATACAGGATGAGAAGATTAGATTTTCAATACCGGATGTTTATCGGCAGGTAATTGCAGGTAAATTCTATAATCGTTCAGTTCCATTTTAAGGTGTGTTTATGCAGAATCAGTCATTAAAAATCGTATTTGTTCAGTTTGGTAAAATTGAAGATTCAGATACTGAATGGGCTAATGCTCAGGCTTTATCTACTGAATATTCATCATCTCAGGCAGCGGGACGTGCATCTGCGGGATTTGCGCCGGGTAAAATTGATGTCAGCCCGGATAATAATCACTCTGTCGGTTTGCGTCTTCGTGATGATTTAAATTTTGCCCGTGAGCAGGGTGGGTTTTATATTGAAATTATTCCTGCTTATGGGATGAAATCGAAAAAAGGCAGTATGGTGAGCGTTATTTCTGACTATGAGTTAATTTATCCTAAGCGAAGTAAATGATTTTTGAAATATGCTCACGACTGAATTTTTCGTTCTTATTCTCTTTGGTGCTGTGCCAGTGCTGATATTTTCACTGGCTTTTATTGGCGGAGTCATTACGGGAAGGCGTTAATCATGCTTTCTGAGACAAATTTTCTTGTGACAATATCCGGCGTGGGTTCTTATCCTCCGCTTGTTGCGCTTTTTGGTATATGGGCCATCAGCTGGCTTGCCGGTTTTGGCTTCGGGTATGTGTTTTCCCTGACGAAAACACTTTTTTCATCTTTTTTGTAATAATACAGGAGTTATATATTATGTCTGTTCGTGAAAAAGCAGTTACGTTCGTAAAAAAACCTCTGGTCATTGCATCTTCCCTGATGCTGGCGTCCGGTCCTGTTCTGGCTGAAGGGGTGAGTTATACCCCCGGACAGGCAGTTATCAACCAGGATATGATTGACCCGGTGGTGAACTCCATTTTGTCAACGCTGGGCGTGGTGGGTACCGCAGCATTTCTTTTACTGGGCTTTGGCGTTTCTTTAATGATTGGTTTCCGCGTAGTTAAATCCCTCTTCAGAATGGCATCTTCCTGATGCTGTTTAATTAATAATACAGGGGCCGTGCGCCCCTTTTTTATCAGAGGTCATTATGCGGCTGTTATTTCTGCTTTTATTTCTTCCGTTCTTTTCATCTGCTGAGTCATTCACAAGAACATTTGCGCCTTTTAATTTAACGGAGTCTGATGAGGCCTGTATTTCCCGTCCGGCGCTGCAGGGGTCACTTTCCGGGGCGTTTCGCAGTGATAATACATGGTATGCTGTTGTGGATGGCTGTATTTATATGGCGACAGGTGTGATTGTTGGCAGTGAAACAGGTGATGTCGCCGCTACTAACTGGATCCCTGTGGCAGCTTATGAGCCTTCGGATGGTGATGGCGGTGACGGGGATAACAGTTCCGGCGGCAACGGGGACAACAGTTCCGGTGATGATAATGATAACGCTGTATCCGGTCAGGTTTCTGCTGTCTATTTGCTTGAACTTGCGGATACACTGAGGAGGCAGGAGTGTGATAATAATCCGCTGTTAATCTGTGGTTCATTTTCAGGATATTATCCCCCGCGGGAAACTATGCCTTTATCTGAGTTGCGCGCTCACGCAAAATATTACTCCTGCACTCCCAACGGTTCCGGCTGGCAGAACCTTTATAACAGCACCTGTTATTTAAGGGAGGGTTATAAAATTGAGGACGGGAAAATTGTTCCTGACAACGGTAATGAGGAAGATAACAACGGTAGTGAAGATAATAATTCCGGCAGCGATGGCGGTAATAATTCCGGTGGTGGAAATACCGGGAGTGACGGCAATGATAATAACACCGGAAACGGGGATGACGGTCTTTCTGATGAGTGGGGAAGAAAAATATATTATCTGCTGAATGCCGGACTGCCTGCCATCGGAGACAAAATTGACAGTTTTCATAGCAGCTACATTGAACTTCAGAATAAAACCCTTGTTACCATGGATTATATGACAGAAAGGCAGGTGAAATATTTACACAGCATTGATGAAAAATTTGGCGCACTGACAGAGCCGGATAAAAACTACTCTTCGTCTCAGGCGCAGTTTAACAGCACTATGCAGAGGATTATTGAGAACGGTATAAGTTCAGTGGAGCAGGGCGTACAGGACCGGATTCAGGAACTTATTCCCCTGATTGAAGATTATGTGCCTGTGCTTAATTTTTCCGGCATTATTCCTCAGGGCTTCTTCGGCAATAACAGGGATGTCTGTGTGCCACTGGATTTAAGTTTTTCATTCCGGCCTTTCGGGGGTGAGGAAATGCCCTTTAATCTCTCCACGGAAGGTGTCTGTCGTATTTATGACGGTTATCTGCGGGAGGTTATTCGCTTTTTTATTTATGTCATCACCGCAGTGTCATTAGTCATCCTGGTTGATAAATCATTATCCGGTAGGTAAATATGCCAGCTGTTTTTATGGGACTGACCGTCTTTTTTAAGGATATGATGATATTTCTGGTGCCGTTTATTTTCCGGTGCCTCCTGCGTTTTTTTCTCCTCAAGTCCGTGATTGCACTGACCACGGTCGGGGTCTGGTATGGGTTTTACAGCGTTTTTATTTCCTTCGTGAATGAAAAGTTTTCTTCCCTGATGCTGACCTCTCCGGTATTCACGCATCCGGTCTGGATCAGCGTGTCCAGCCTGTTTCCGGATAACCTTCCGGTCTGCCTGAATATTATTACCGGCGCATGGTCGCTGTATTTTGCCTTCCGGGTGAAGGCTTTCATTCTCGGAAAACTGACACTGGGTTTAATGAAGTAGGGGTGTTATGGCTGTTTACTGGGTGACAGGAAAAATGCGCAACGGGAAGGGGCTGTTCTGCTCCATGGTGGCAAAACAGTTTTACCGTCGCGGACACAGAATTGCGGCAAATTACCCGCTTGATACTGAAAAAATGGACCCGGCTTCATCGCATCCGTTGACCGTGCTTCCGGCCCGTCCTCGTCCTGAAGATTTCTGGGCGCTGGGGCGTGGTTGTGATGAAAATGAGAAGGAGCGGTTTGGTGCGTTATTTCTGGATGAGGTCGGAACATGGCTTAACGGCACATCTTCCGGCCGGGAATACCTGGAATATTACAAATGGTTTGTACAGTCCGGGAAACTGGGCTGGGATGTTTATATTCAGGTGCAGGATGAATCCGCCGTTGACAGCAAAATATTTAAATCCACGGGTGAGCTGATTGTCCGCTGCCGTCGTCTTGATCGTATTCGTGTCCCGGTCGTGTCCGATATTCTGGAACTCTGCATGCCGGATAAGTTTGGCGATACGGGCAGCCGGAAAGGGCTTCTGCCGCACCTGATTTCGGCAAAAATTTATATCGGTGTTCCCCGGGCGAATTCCCGTCCCAATGAATCCCGCGTTTTTTATGCGCCGTCCTTTTACGGTATCCATCCGACAAACATGGTATTTGATGACGGAATGGAACTGCTCGGAACGGGTGAGCATCAGCGGGTCTGTGATATGCGCGCCATGTATTCCCTGTTGCCCGGCAGAACCCTCCGGCAGTTCCGGCGGCTGCGTGAGCGGCAGGAGAAAGGGGATTTGCAGACCTTCACGGCAGAGGAACGAAAGGAGCAGCAACAGGCGCGCCGTAAAAAACTGTTGTCCGTTGTGGTGGGTGGCCTGTTTTTCTGGTTCTGGGGACGTCTTGTGCTGGATTTTTTCTCCGGCACACCTGATGAGCCGGCTGCAACGGTCATGCAGGCACCACCACAGGTAATCACCACTGAAAAAGCGCCGCCTGTACCACAGGTCGCATCTCCGGCAGAACTGCCGCTTTCCCGTGTCTGGCGGCTTTCCGGTCATATGCGTGACGGTAACGGGCAGGGGGTTTTTATTCTGCGCAGTAACAGCAACGTCACGCGGCTTGTGCGCAGTGAACTGCCGTATGAAGGGCTGCTTACTGTACTGGAACTGGATGGCGAACACATCACGTTTCACAGCGGGTCAGGCAGTGAACCTTCCCCGTCGCGTTCGTCCGGCAGCGGTGCCGGGGGGATGTCCGTTTCTCTCACCACACCATAGGGACAGAATATGAATATCAGAAAATTACTTCTCCCGGTGCTGCCTGCAATGGCGCTGTTATTCCCGCTGCCGTCGTTTTCAGCCGGGACGGAACTGGATATTAACCGCATGAGCCTGCCTGATGCGGTGACGCTGCTCTGGACGGAAGTCCTGAAAACACCGTTCATGCTGGCCCCTGAACTGGTCAATGACCCGCGGGCCGTCACGCTGCATATTTCACCGGATATCGATGAACGGGAATTTATTACCCGTTATCTCGGTAATATGAATATCAGGATAAGCCGTAAAAAGGGCGTTGATTATATTTACAGTCATACACCTGCCGCACCAGAGGAGCCGCTGAAATCCCTTGTTTACACGCCCCGTTACCGGACAGTGGAGTATCTGCATCAGGCGCTTTCCGGTCTGGGTCAGCTTCCGGCCGCACAACAGCCGGTTCAGGGGGCAAACGGTGAGCAGACATGGCAGGCGGTCAGCAGTGGTACCCGGTTCATCAGTGCATCCGGGGATGTGTTTGTGTTCCGGGGAACGGCCCGGGAAGTTGAGCTTGTCCGGCAGCTTCTGCCGCAGATTGACGTCAGGGCACAGGAGGTTTCGGTTGCCGGGTATGTGTTTGAGGTCCAGACCAGTGAGCGTAACGGTTCAGGTCTGGCGCTGGCCGCAGAGCTTTTATCCGGTCGTTTCAGTATCACCATGAGCAGCGCATCGGGGCTGGATAACTTTATTCGCCTCAGCACGGGGTCTGTTGATGCAATGTATGAGTTATTCAGGACCGACAGCCGTTTTCAGGTGGTCAGTTCGCCACGTCTGCGCGTTATCTCCGGTAAGGAGGCGGTTTTCAGCGTGGGGTCTGATGTGCCGGTTCTGTCATCAGTGTCATGGCAGGATAAGGTTCCGGTGCAGTCCGTGGAATACCGCAGCAGCGGGGCTATTTTTCGGGTAAAACCCACCGTGACGCAGGATGTGATAGGTCTGGATATCGTTCAGCAGCTGAGTAACTTTGCAAAAACGGATACGGGGGTGAATAACACGCCAACGCTGATAAAGCGCGAGGTGTCCACGTCGGTGAGTCTGAATGACGGTGATATCATTGTGCTGGGCGGACTGGCGGAGAACAAGACATCAAAGGCGCGGACAGGGCTTTCATTTCTGCCGGATGTGTTTGGTTCAGACTCTGATGAACGTGCGAAAACCGATATCATCGTCGTTCTTCAGGCCCGGCGGGTCTGA